GTTGTGGGTCCGCCACAGCCGTGCTCACACAAATTGAGGAGCACTCACTGCAGCCAGTGACTGCGTATCCATGCACCACAAGGGCGGGTGCGTTGGCCCCACGCAGCGTGGGTGATGACGTGGCTGACTAACACTTCCCACATGCCTCAGTGACTGTGTGATGAACTCATCTGTCGTCACATCACATGTGAGTAAGCGCATATGTTTTGGCCACCACTGAGCTAGTTCGATTGCGCTACTACTCAGCTCGTGTGAGCGCGAGCCAGGCGGCGCTGAATAAACGTGGCGTTGCCGGTGTCTACTCAACCCCGTGGCACAGTGGCATTACCCTGACCACGACACACGATTGCCATCGACCTTCTCAATCAATGAATGGCACATCCTGTGGCACCATTGCATATGGCTGTGGCGGTCGCATGAAGTTCGCAACCCCCTGTTGCACAGCCGCCGACACTGCGTCAGCAGCTGCACCACCAGCTCGATTGAGAATGTGCTCTCCAATATCCTTCACTGCCGAGACTGCCCTATGCCACTCGCTTGGAGTGGTCGGTTTGTGCTGCTTTTGGGTAGACCTCACAATGATGTCGTTCGGATGTCTCGAACACCATTGTTGGCCCACTTCAATTCGATAGTTGACAACTGTATCCCCTGAGCCAGCCTTCGGTATGTAGATCAGAATAGGTTCAAGTGCCGTCGCAAAACCTATCTGACCAAGACTGGTGGTCAACGGTGGTATACCAAAGTCCTTCCAGGCTTTGTACGCCACATTCTCAGCTATCGCAGCATGCACAGTCACAGGCCTTTCCTGCAGCGACGCAGCAGAAATCGGCCTGATGTATCCCACAGCAATCGAGTCATCAGCCCATGCAGTCTTGATTGTTAATGACTCTTCCGATGCAGTGCTGGCGTTGCCAGTTTCGATCATCGGTACTGTGCCAATATATACCGATCCAGGTGGATACAGACCTGTGTTTGTACCCGTGCATGAGACCCGGACGGACATATTGTGTAGGCGCGCTCGCACTGACGAGAACTTGTGCGCTGTTGGATCTTGATGAGGTTCGCCTATGATCGGTGATCGTAGTGTCTCGAGTACTGGTATGTCCCCATCAATGTACTCAACAGCATTGTATCGCATTGCGATAAAGTCTGTCAGTGGTCCAACATGTGACTCCTGCCGATTCATGGTTCTTGGGCACACAACCACAACCTGATTGATGGATGTGGATGACGCAAACTCCATGACTCCCATGAAATTCGTCGTCGTGTATGGTGCCGTCACTTCATCGAGTGGCAGGTGTCGCTTGTCGAACCCGTCGAACGCCCATGCGAGGCCACGTGGAACAGGGGGCAACAACCCTTGTCGCTGGCGTGGTGCCAGCCGTTGTCGTTGGGTTTGTTGCTGCGGTTGCTGCCGTCCCTGTCCTTTCGCCGAATTTACGGCGTTCTGGCGCGCGTACAGATTGCGTAGTGCATTCTTCCTTGCGCCTTGGGCCTTGTTGACTTGAGCCATCTGCTTCGGACTCAGAGTCATGGCAGTCACACTCGCAGCTGTTGCCTTCAACTGTTACCAGTGGAGACGCACCGAGCGTGGGTAATGCAGAACCCGTTGTCCTGCAATGCTGCCTCCCGGCAGCGAAGTGCTGACCTCTGTCAGCAAGCAGTCACTGTGTGGATTGCCCACACACTCTTGCACGCGCTTTGCCCCAGCGCAAATTCACCCAGGCAATTGGCTAAACCTCGAGCATCTAAACTCTGCCGAGCCAAAATTGTTCGCCAATAGCAAGTCTGACCCTGACTTGCCCACGAAATTACTGTGCCCTTGAGTCTGCACAGCCCACGCAATTTGACACCACTGAGGTCCAATTGGTAGTTTGTTCCAGCCAGCCACGTCAAAGGTACTCTGCCCCAAGTAGCATGCTTCCCGTCCGCTCGCCGGGGGAACAGCACGGCCCAGAACACCAGTCGCTCAAATGCTCCCATCTGGTGTATACAAAACCTGGACGCTGCGGCCAAATGCCAAAACCGCTACCGTGCCCTACCAATACACTCAACTCAGTGGAGCCCACGGGACACCTCAGTGCCCGGGGACCGTAGCCATCCCACCCGTGTTCCCAGAGGGCGCCACCCCTCCAGTCCTGCTCCGTTCCGATCGGCCGACTGCTTGCCATTTGCCCTTGCCAGGCGCTTTTCCCTTCCCCTTGCCGGAAGATTTGTCAGTCGACGTGGATGGGGACCCATTGCCGTGGTCAATGGGACCGTGCTTTCGCTGTCCGCCCTTGCCTTTATTACAGGATTTGCCCTTCGCATTTCCCTTGGCAACTGAACCGGTGTGTGGGGCATCAGGCACATCTTTTCCCTTACCACCACTTTTCTTCCCCTTCCCTTTCCCCCCATCGGACCTAGGGGGTGCAGAAGGACCGGCGCCCGGGCAGCAGCACCTCAGAAGGATGGGGCTTTCGACTCCCAACGCTTCTGCAACAGTCTTCGTCATGTGGCAGCGTGTCATGAATCCTTCAGGATCGACGATGTCTTCGTCCTGTATCATGACTTCTGCCATGGCCTGGTCGGCCTCCTTCCACTCGTCTGCGGCGGCAACCATCTTCTTGCCTGTCGGTGCTTCGCTCGTCGTACCGTACGGGAAGTGAAGCCAGTGCACCATGACGAAGTAACTGCACTCGGCTTTCTCCACGTAGTCTATCGCTTCAGCCTCCATGTCCGCCAACGTCTTCACCTCGCGCTCCTTGAGTTCTGGGCGGCGACGAATGTCATCTGGGGAGTACCTGACATTCTTGAACCCAAACTCTTCAGCCTTGCGACGCTGGTAGTTGCCTGCAGCCAAGCACAACCGACGCACGACCGGCGTTCCAGCGGATGCGTGTGCGCGCTGGAAGAGGGCGGTTGCGTACTCTGCGTGCTGCTTTGCAGTGCTCTCGCGTGCCACGACGACCCCGTCGAGGATCTCAACTGGCGTGCGGTGCGCATACACTATGCGCTGGACATTCTTCTTTGGCTTGACCAAAGCGTAGAAACCGCCCTTAGCGGACAAATGACAATACCGCGACAATACCTCGAGGGAGGTGGATGACACAACCGGTTCGATCGTCTTTCCGTACGCCTTGTAAGCAATGACGATCTCTTGTGCAACCTCCTTCGGTGAGCGGCCTGGTGCCAAGTAATCCTGCGCGTCAAATACGGTGTCATCGCCGTCGCCGACGTCGACATCGCCTATGGCTGCGGGGCATCGCCGGCGGGCATGTGCCCACATCGCGACTGCACCGCGCAACCCGCGGAACCGTATGACTTCTGCGGTGCGCAGGATTAACACCAGCAACCTGTTGTATATCGACGTGCCACGTTCTCCGGAGAAGAGAATCATGTCGACCAGGTTGATCTCAACCACCCACTCCTTGAGCTTGATCCTGATCCACTCAAGGTCTGTCGGGTCAATGTCATTGACCATGGCAGTGAGGACGTCGATCATGCAGAAGATCGCGTCTTTCACCATCTGACGGATTCGCTGCTTCTCAAAAGGAAACCAGCTTGAGTCCATTGCGGCAAAGTCGCAGCTTGCAAGGGTTCGACCGAGTCGTTGGTTGTCCACAAGTAAACCCTTGAGCATCTCGTCTGTTGCCTCAAGATCCAAGCCTTTTGTTACGAAGCCTGGGAACAGCTCTTTGAACGTTGACTCAAACGGTGAAACGTACTCCGCGTTTGCACCAGCCTCAACTGGACCCGGCACACCAATCATCCTTGGTAGCTTGTGTGACGGGAGTCCGATCTCGCCGGACTTGATGAAGGCTCCGAGTTTGAGTATACGGTCGTGGCTGCCCGCTTCCTCCGCAACAATCTCCTTGAGTGTCTCTCCCCATGAGTTCGGTAGGGTGCACCCATAGAAGCATGTGTTGTGTGAGAACTCCTCGCACAAAGTACGACTGACAAAATCACAGGCCTCGTTGAATCGTACGTAGGCTTTGTCGGTGTACTCGTGGCGGGTCCCCGCAGCAAGGTGGCGGCTGAACGTCTTCCTCTCGTTGTCCTTGCTGTTCGAATCCATCGGTGCACTGCACGGGACGATGGCCGGAGATATTTGCTCGACTTCTGTTCGTGTTGGTTTGTAGTCGGCGTGTGGCATATCTCCTGCCTTGCGAATGCCTTTCTCGAGCTCGTGTTGCTTCTCCTCTTCGGTCTTCTCCCGTATATCCACGCTTTCGCGGAGAGTCCTCTCTGGAGCTGTAGATTGCCTTGGTAGTATGAGACGGCCGCCGGTTGAGGTGCGTTCAACTTCCTCATCTTTCTCGGCTTCCTCTTCGCTGATTCGGATGGATCGAGTGTGAGGGTCAAAATACTCACGTCCGTCGTCGCCCCCATCCTGTTCAGCGTCTTCGTCATCTTCCCACTCATACACTGTAGGCATGTACTTGTCCAGCATACCCTCGGCTGAATCAACATAGGCCCGACCACACGCGCTCATGCAACAGATGAAGTGCATTGCTGCCTTGTGCACGTTGATGGTGGCCATTGTTGTCTTCTCCGTGCCGCGGATTAGACCCTCCTTTTCGTACATCGTGTCTATGCGCGTATGTACAGGAGTCGACGCGATGGCATTCTCATCGGTACGTTCTTGCGAAGTGCGGATGACCCCAACATAGATCGCATCCGCTATCGCAGCGGGTAGAGGCACGCGAAGAATGACCCTCTGTTGCTTCACATTCGAGCACATCACCAACCACGTGGCCGCCTTCTCCAAGACCGTGTGGTAGAACCAGCGGTGCTCCTGCATGTACTCCGCTTCACTCTGAGTTAAACATACAGCGTAGGTGACCACTGGCCCTTGGATGACCAATTCTTGTTCTTCTGGGCTCGATGTGATAGTACCTGTGACCATCTGGCGCAGGTACGCGTGAGGAGTCCGGCGGATTTTGTCGGTGCCACAAAATGTTCCATCCCATTCGGGAAGTCGTGGGTCAGGCGATCCGAACCATCCGCCCGTTGCAACCATCTCAGTCTCCTTACTGAACGGTGCAACGATGTGTGCCTGGGGGTCGTTCAGGTCCAACTGCATAGCCATTTGTATTACCTTCGTAATACGCAGAGTAAGGACTAGAACGACTAGTTTGAACACGGGTAGAACGGCAACTGCACGCTCTGGACTAACTTAAGTCACAATCCGTATTTTGGCTTCTTGAG